CCGTCCAACACCGTTCATAAACGGAGTATCCATTGGACTTATGTTGTAAATTATATTACTTAGGTCTTCCCTGATGCCTATAGCACCATAGGTTTCCCTTGTGTCTGACGGAACGCCCATAGCGTTTTCCCTCCTTAGTTAAATGTCTATAAAATCCTCCAAGAGCGCAGATGCATCGTCAAGATGTCCTGTGCCTTGAAGACGTTTCATTTGTGCAGTACGTTTTGATTTGGAACTCTCAGACGTAGACTTGCCTTTTCCTGCCCTAATAACCTTTGGTTTATTTTTTATTTTCTTTGACTTTACATCCGCATTTTGCATTTGGTCGTATTTCAAAGCCTTTAATAAAACAATAACAGAACGATGATCTACAAGTTGAGAAAGTTCTTCACTTGTAAACCCCTGTTCAATACAGTAAGATTTTAGATCAGAAGCAAGTTTTTTCTGTACCTCTGGTTCGCCCCACTCAGGCATAGACTCTACTAACTTCTTATGCTCTTCTCTGACTACAGTTTTTTTGAGAGTTTCCTCTTCATTCAAATGTTTCTGCCTTGCATACTCATGCTGATGTTGAATGGCCTGGATTTTTTCCTGGGATTCCCTAAACTCTTCGCGCTTAGTCACATACTCTATTGGATCAGATTCTTTTAAAGATGCCCAATCCACAGTAGAGAATTGTTGTAAATCTCCGGTAGCACTCTCTATAATTTGTTGTAGATTCATCATGTACTGCTGACGCTCTGACTGTATTTGAGCAACCTCAGAGTTGTACCTTTGTCCAAGGGACTCCATCTGTTTCCGCTCTTCTGACAGTTCTTGCGTCTTGCGAGTGTAATCCGACTGACGGCTATATCCGCTTAAAAGCTCGTCAAGGCTTACTTCCCGCTCTTTACCATTTACGGTAACAGCATAAAGTGCCTCTTCCTCTTCTTCGTCGGGTTCTTCAGAGTCTTCTTCAGCTTCTTCAGCTTCTTCTTCCTCTTCAGATTCCTCCTCAAATGATTCGTCTTCCTCTTCAGGTTGAGACTCTTCAACTTCGGTAGGTTGTGCTTCCTCAGTTTGAGGGGTTTCCTCTTCAGGTTCCTCTAAGCCAAGTAATGCTTCTTGTGCTTCGGTGATGCTTCCACCTAGTGCGGGTATCGGCTGTAATCCAGCCGGGACTTGCGGGGCATTCTGCGTATCCGCCATAATTAAATTCCTCTATCAGATATAAGGGTGTTGCTTGTCCAGAATCTTGTTCATATGTCCAGTTTCAATTATGGACTTTATATGGCCTTCGATTCTCTCAAGCAGTCTTATCGCAAGCCAGATTGATTCTCTGGCCTCCGAATCTGTTGAGCCACTGTGAATCCAGCGGTTCATTAAATCTTCTCTTAAAACGTCATATGACTCCTGTAGTAATGGGTCATCGACTAAACTCTTTGCCCTTCTTTCTCTCTCTTCTGGTGTCATATAGTTTATGAAACCTTATGTTGTTTGGATTGCCAAATCCGTTTCCGTCTTTTACCTTTCTCAAAGGGGGTTTGGGCTGCAACGTCTAATCGTTTTATCTCACCATCTAAAGTATCCTTTGAGGGTGGTTTTTTTCCTTTTCTTAACATTAGGTATCCCCTATAGCTACGGCTCGTCGTTGTTCCCTTTCAATGCTAATTTCCTCAGCTTTTAATCTAGAGTCTACCGCTAACTTCTGGTACTCCTGCTGAATCTTTTGGGCTTTAAGCTGAACTTCCGCAGCCTTGATTTTTACTTCTTCTTGTTTAACTTGAGCTTCCATTAGTTTTGCTTGCTCTTCTAAATCAGGCTCTGGAGGTTGCTCAGGTATTGTAGAGGGATCAGTTAAGAAATCATCTACATTCTGAAAACCCATAGCCTTTACAAGAGATGCCCCTAAGTTATACATATTCTGTTCTGATACAATTTTCAATCCACCAGACATTGCCTCCCCAGCAAAAGAGAGCATCTGGGAAAGGTGCATCATCTGTTGGTCTTTGTTTCCACTTCCTAGAGCCACAGAAACAGTACAATCATACTTATCATTCCAAGCATCAGGACGTACCGGAACCCACTCATTGCGTAATCTAATCACCCTTTCTTTGTCTTGATTTTTATACAGTAGTTCATATATCCGTATCATTAAATCTTTTACGCCAGTTTCGGCAAAGTTCCTGGCAATCAGTTCCACTCTACTCTGAGCGGCACTCATAACGGCGTTTACAGCGGTGGCTGTCGTGTGGGATGTCAGAGCATTCTCATCTAAACCCTGAGACATCTTAGATACACCAGCTCTAGCCTCCCTTACTCCATCCAAGTATTCAAGCATCTGGAATGAGTAAGGTTGCAATGCAGGGGTAGCGAGGGGCGTTACGGCGTTAGGGGATTTAACTCTAACTACTCCTCCAGGGCGTTGGGTAAGTAGATCATCGAGATTCGCCTGCCCCTCTAATACTGCGAAACGTCCAAAATTCTGGTTGTACATATTGTCCATGAGATTACGCATTAGCGTACTCTTCATCAACTGTAAATCCATAACAAGGTCTGCAACTGAAAGTCCAAAGAACTTATGTGGTATTTTTATGGGGGTAATAGAAACAAGCGGAATAGAGTCTATCTCATCATTCGCTAATACCTTAGAACCTACAGTACAAACTTTTCTAAGTTCTGTAATGCCGTCCCCATCAAAATCTGTTTTTAGATAAGACTCATGTAACCAGTAGGTTCGTAAACCTTCCTCTCCATAGTCATCTCCACCCCCCATGCCTTCCCAGTATTTAGCAGATTTGTCGAACTGAAAACGCTCTAGCCTTTCAGCAGAGAACGCTGACATATCATCATCACCCCCACCAAGATCACCTGGCTCAAGGTCTTCATCTGGATACATCTCCCTTAGCTCAGAGAGTGTTTTTATAACTCTATGGCATACAAATCTAGCATCCTCAATGCTCTTAGATTCTCGACTAATAAGAAATTCTGAGGGAGGAACATTCTCTACCCGTATTCTCCCACCGCGAGAATTTCGACTAAGAACTACATCATGGGTCATTGTCGGGCCTTCACCATAAGATGTATGTTCTATAACTTCTACCTCATCATCGTTTATTAAAATTGTAAATTCATACTCATCTAAATTACGATACTCTTCTCTGCTGGGTTCATCATACTCGTCCCACCAAACTTTTACTATTCCATTCTTTGATAGTAAAGCATCTGTAAACCAAGAATATAAAATCTCCCAACCCGGATTGTCTTTTGTAAAAACATAATTAACGTAGTCTGTAGCCTGTTTAGCCATCTCTACGTCTTCCGGGCCGTGTGGGGAGAACTTGACCATCTCATCCCCAGAAGCGAATACTCGCATCAAGGATGGTTTTATCCATTCAATAGTATCTTGTACAGTAGAATCTACGAACTGGCTACGCCCTTCAACTTCATTACCAAAGGGTAGACCATAGTAATACTTCATGGCTTGTTCGCGCTGAGTAGATATTACATCACCCATATAACCAAGAGAATCAGAGATTTCCCCTCGTATCCTGGTTACTAATTCTTCTTCAGTAATTTTTTCACTAGCCATTAAACAATTCCATAATTCCTGTATTTAACATCTTGTGTCCATGTGGGGTCTTCACCAGCTATAGCAAAACGCTGGGACTGAAACGCATACCTCGTTGCAGACATGAGGTCATCCCTAATGGGGACTACTTTGTTATCCTTCCTGTGATACATTCTAAACTCTTCAAACCAATCTGGAAGTGTTGAAAACACTTTAAACTTATCAGCCTCTATAGCTTGTAGCATTGCCATTAAACCTTCCTCTACAGAGTTAGAGCCTTTATTCTCTCCCAAAGCTGGAGGATTAGTAAAGTGTTCTAGTCTAAAATTACAACCTAGATTTCTATACTGGTCGGCAAGACCTGGGTTTCCCATGCTATCCCTGCGATTCCCGTCATGTGGGTAGGCTATGGGTATAAACATAGGTCGTTGCCTTATACATGAAGCGTGTACAGTGGGGCTTGCTTTTGAAGCCCTGTAGCAATCGTACACATAAAAAGTTTCTGTATCCCTGTCAATAGCGCACCATACGAGAGCAGTGGGGTGATCCCAACCGAAATCTATAGCTGCTATCCTGGGCCAGTGACTTTTTATACGCACAGGATCAATGATTATCTTTTCCTCTCCCAGTGGGAAAACCAATCCTGAACCAATCGAGGGTCTACCGTTACGCCTCATCTCTCTCTCATGGGGGCTGTAACTGGACAATATCTGTTCCATTACAACTTCTGAGAGGTGGCCTCTTTCTCCATTCATAGAGAAGATTCTCTCAGAGGCATCATCCCAGGTAGCGTTAGTTAGGGATTGGCCTGATTGGAGGTTGTTCATAAACGAGGCTACAGTTTCTGTCATCCCCTGCTCTGGAGTAAAAGTCATATAAACCATACCTTTACGATCCAAAGTTCTAGTGACTGCTTGGGAGTATATATCCCTGTTTGGTTCCTCATCCAACCATATGCAATCTACTGAACGACCCTGCCACTTCTCTTGGCCCATCTCGTAGGCTTTAAAGAATAAAGAAGAGTTCCCACCGCTAACGTGCTTGATTAGAGCGACCGATTTGGCATTAGGGACACCGGGTTTCCTTTCGGTTTTTATTATTAGTTTTTTCGGTATTGAACCGGAACCAAAGGCTTCGGGGTCATCTGGAGAACCCAATAATTCGTACTGTACTATGTCGCGTGTTGTTTCATTCGATACCCCTCCAGCCCACGCTATTATTGGCTGTCTGTATCGTCTGCCTTTCCACCACTTGGGATATAGCCCAGTTACATGGAAAGCCATCTCTGCTGCACCACAGTAACTTTTTCCTATTCTGTTGGCAGCCATTAAAAGTCGCTGGTTAGCAGAACCTCCAGTTTCGTGGAAGTTAAGTTGATAGGGGTAAGGGTCATATAGGTCAATCTTATTGAACCTTTCTCTTGTCCTTATCTCCCTAGCGATTTCTACTGCTTTTTCTAGCTCTGCCCTTGCTTGCATGAATCGCTCTCATCTGCCTCTCTGCTTGTGATTTGTTGGGATAACACTTCCCAGAAGAACCCCATTTCCAACCTTTCTTTCCTTCTTTAAGCGTACAGCGTTGTATAGGCATTACGCATAACTCCCTAGAAGCCCCGCATCTTCCCGCTTAGTTAAAGACATTCCTTCCTTGAACTTTTCCCTCATCTCATCAGTTATTCTTTGCTGCCATACTTCTGGCAGGGAAGAGTATGGGGCTACACCCCAGTCCTCTCTAGGAGCATCTGAACTAAAACCAGTATTATTTAAAAAGTATTCTTCAGCTTCCTCTCTCGTATCGAATTGTATTATATTAAACCTGTTATCCACCAATGGCCCTATATCTGGATGACCAATTACCCAACCTACATCCTCTTCTCCTCCCATCCACACCTTTTGAGAAGGCACATTGAATTCTTTTAAGAGTTTATTAAAGAATTGAGGGACTTTACTATCATAAATAAATTTAAGGAACTTGCCACCCAAATCTAAATCTAAACCTTCATATTCAACCCTAACGTCCCAGGCAAGATTTCTATTTGCCTCTATATTTTCCGAAACTTTCTTATTAAGCTGATCCATAGCTTTTTTAGCTAACTCACCTCCTATATGATTTCCCAGATCATCGCCATGAATCTCCTCATACACTTGTGGCGGGCCAGTAGGGCCACCACCATACTCGCTTTTTGGATAGGCCGTTATACTATACATACCCCTATCTGGATTATAAACAACATCAATTTTTTCAACAGCCCTACTTAAACTATACCTATCAGCCTGTGTCTCTCCAGTTGTCCAGGTTATAGCCTCAATACTTGGATCATTTATAGCTTCCATGAAATGATCTTTGAACAGGAGTTCCCACCCCTTATCCTTGAAGGGTTCATCAGGGACTTCTCCGGTCTGAGGAATAACATTACCATCAGAATCCATCTCTTCAGGTTTTGTGACATAGCCATAATCTTTGGGTACTTGCTTGGCTGCCTCTTTCTCTGAAATATCAAGGGCTTGAGACAAACGCCTTATTTCCCGCCTTCTTGCCTTCTCCGCAGCCTGCCACCAATCAAGCTGGTATTCATCAGAATGCAAAGACTTCAAATTGTTTGCGGTAATATTACTTACCCTTATGTGGCCTAAAGTATTTTCCTGACCAGTATCAGTCCAATGACCACCATAATAATTTGCATTTGGGCCTTCTGCTAATTCAGCCCTTCGACCTAAATCGTTCCTGATTTTTATTTCTTGGTCAGTAGCCTTATTTACCCAACCATCTCCATACTTCTTGTGCATATCCTGCACATACTCATTCTGTCGATCATACCAGTAATCTGAACTTTCTCTCTTCGGAAGCTGGGTAAGAATCTCTCGATAATTTGTCCCACCAGCAGTCCTTAAATCTTGCCTATCGGCAAATCGTGGCGTAAGTTGTGTCGGTCTTTGTTGCCTATTGTGCCACCTAGCTGCTTGTTTCGCATCATTCTCACTAAGGTACACTTCTGGATGGTCGCCTCTACCCCTGAGTCCCTTTACATTTTGAGGCCAGAAAAGATTTCCTTCTGGATCGAATACACCCCACTTGCCAAGGAAACCACCAGCATTATCCTCAGCAGTAATCTGTCTTGAGGTATAACCCTCACCACCAAGCACAGTCCGTTTTAGCTCTATAGGTTCAAGAAGCCCTAGAACCTCATCCTTGGTGACATTTCCTTCAAACTCTTTAAAGCCAATACTTTCTTTTGTTATCTCAGGAGGCAATCCCCAGGTGGTTAAACGCTCGTCAAAGCCTGTTTTAGTGGACTCTGAGGTAGCCCCTGGAGTATTCTTTATTTGGCCTTTCCAGTAACCAATCGGGCCTTTATCCTGTTTTGCATCCTTGATCGCCTTTCGGAGAGCAGAGTACCATTGTGGGCTGCCTCTTAGGACAGAACCCATTATGGCTAGGGGCATCCTCAACTTCTTCCTCGTTATATCCTGGTACTCATCATGAGGCTCAAACCCTAAACTCTCTAGGGCGCGGTTATGGGATTCATGCTGTGCCCGCCACATCTTATTCAGGTTCGGGCCAAGTAGGTGGGCTACACGATCATAAAAAAACTCAAGAGTGGGTGCA